ATGGAGAATCATATGTACACTCTCAGAAGTGAAGAAGTCTTTAATATGGGAGTCTCAGCAGCTAAGAAAGGTAAATCTGCTGTTCCAAGTGATATGGGATGTCTTGAGCAGATTACTTGGTATGATGGATATTGCTCTATAAGAAAGGATGTTAAAAATCCATATAGGAGTTAACGACCACCACCGAAAACAGGAGTATTTGATACTGGTTTAGCTGATAGTATTTGACCAGTTCCTTTATTTATTGCATATCGTGTTTCTTCTTTTTTCTGTACGGCATCTTTTGCTATTTGTCTTTTTACGCTATCGGATTTGACATTGACTACTGATCCATTTTCAATAGCCCCCTTGTACAATGGACTCATATCAGTAAATACCAATGTCAATCTACAGGCAATAGGATACCCATTTATATATGGGGATTGCCATGTTGGTTGAACAGATGTTAAAGCGCATGTTGTGTATTTTAGAAATGCCTGTGGATATGACTTTACTTCCCACATATATGGAAAGTTGATATCTATACCACCTTGATTAACCAGATCAGGTGATGAGTATTTCATTATATCTTGAATTGGTTCAATCAAATGTTTCTCTGGATTTTTATCATTCTTTTTCATTTCATTGAATAATACAAATTCAAATTGAAGTGATCTTCTCTCTGAGTTTGAATAATACAATGGGGTATCGATCTTTGTTTTTGGTATTCTGGCACCCGGAACGGCCATATTTATTTTTCTCAGCCAATTTTCTGTAGTTGATGCTTCACTACTACCCGCAAGGTCTTTTGCTGCTGCATCCTCAGTTAAAAAGTTTTTGTCTATGTTGAGAAATGCAGTTCCTTCTGATTTCAATTTTAAAAGCGATCTTGCTTTCTGAGCTAATCGTGAAGCAACCGATTCATATGCTTCCCAATGATGGGTTAATGTTTCGTTCAATTCTAATGGAGCTAAGAATAGATATTCTACATTTGGGTCTTCTAATGAAATCGTTCCTTGTCCTTTGGTATACTGATCTATTATCTTCTTAGGTTTCATAGAAATCCACACACCACCGTTTCCTGATTCTTCTCTCCTACCCCAAGGACTTATACCCAATGGTAGTTTTATCTGTTTTAGTGCTGGCTTGTCATACCTTTGATTTCTTGACCAGTAATTAGTTGATGCCATTAATCCATACCTCCGCTATATGCTCCCATTCCAAGTAGATTGTTATCTATCTCATCAGGGATTTGTTGTGGCATATCACCTCCACCACCACCTCTATTCATACTACCTATTGCAGATAGAATTTTATTTATAGCTGGTGCATTGCTTTCTTTCTTCTTCTGTCCTTCTTCTATCATTTGTGCTAAGTTTGCTTTCCATTCATTTTGCTTTGCTATCTCTGCTTGTTTTAATTGTGCTTCTTCAGCCCTTAGTCCTTTTTTGATCCTCATAATCTCAGTCGGATCAGTTGTAGGTGTAGCAGACCAAGACCCATCCGAAAATGTTGCTTTTTTCATGTACTCTTTTGGTACTCTTGATTGCGTACCTGTACCTGTCTTTTTATCATCCTCACCACCAAATTTCTCTTTAAGCCAACCTCCGATCATAGGTATTTTACTGAGTTTTTCTCCTAACCATCCTGTTACTCCTTCAATCAGATTAACAAAGAAATTTTTTATTATTGGAAATACGGTATCTACTATTGGCTGAATCCATGTTTGGTATACATCAGTAAAACCATCCAACATACTGGCAAATCCACCTTTTATTTTCTCTAGGAATGTTCCTTCTGTTGAGAAAAATCCATCAACAAAATCCCACATAGGTTTAAATGGGTTGAAGTCCATTGCGAAATCAAAAAATCCTTTCATTTTCTCTAGTATCTTATCACCCACCCCTTCTACTTCTATACCAAATAAACCCAATAACTTCTCAATAACCCATCCAACGAATTTTACAGGCAGTTCAATAAATCCTTCTATTGCTTCCCATAGCCCACCTTTAATCTTATCAAATAGTGTTCCTTCAGTATTCATGAATCCTTTCACGAAATCAATCACACCTAATAGTATTGTCAAAGGCAATCCAAGAACTTTGAATCCAAATTTGAATGCTTTGAATAACATTCCAAATCTTTTTCCAAATTTACCTACTATCTCTATGAACTTTCCTAAGAATGGTATCTTCTTTAACTTCTCAAATTTTTTCAACCACGCTAATTTTATACTATCAAACATCTTCTTGAGTGAAGGGAGTTTCATTATTGCTTCAAGTGCTATCAGCTTCGATCTTACCCATGCTCCTATACCCATGGCTAACCCTGCTAATGCAAAACCAAGTATCTCCAAAAGCCCTGCTCCACCTTTCTTTGCAACCTTAGTACCTTTTGCTATTCCTGCTTTGATTTGTCTGCTTATCATATCATACAGACCTGAGAGTATTTTGATTTGCTTCTTTGCCCATTTTGGTGTCTTGAAAATGAAATTCCACATCCCTTTCCAAGCATTTACAACTGAGTCTTTTATGGCACCCATCATAGCGAACCATTCACCTTCTTCTCCGAACAGACCAAGAAAATGTGATTTTATTTCTGAGAAAAGTCTTCCAAATTTATCTGTAACAATTCCTATCATTGACTTAAATTTACCGGCTATGCCACCTGTAACTTTGTCAAGTCCTTTAAAGGTTCCTTCGGCCATACCTAAAAACTTACCCCATGAACCTTCACGTTTCTTTATGAACTTACCGTTTTCATCTCTTTGTCTTTCAGTAAATGCACGTTGTCGTTTCTGATTTTCTTCGGCTAAATCTTCTACTGCCATGAATTTTTTCCATACTTCTTTTTGCTGCTCATTCATGGCTTTTATATTAGCCGAATTACCAACATACAGTTTTAGAATATTAACTGCTTCTCCTACTGTCTTGTTGAGTGTCTTTAATTCTTGGTCTGTAGTTGCCATTATCTCTTTTCCATTGCTTCTCTTTCTTGTTGAATATCTCTTAACAGCATATTAACATATATCTCTCTTTCAAATTCTGCCATTTGGTTTGTTTCGGATATCGACATATTACATTTTTTAGACAACATATATTGTTGTTCAAGGATTTCTTGTAGTCCTCCCCACAGATTGATTATCCAAAAAAACTTTGCGTAATAGGAATATCTTGTACTTCTTCATGTCCACAATGATTGCATTTGAGATTTTGTTCTAAATCCCATCCAAAAGCCATACTTTCAGTTTCTTCTCTTAGCTTTTCCATATGCATCATAGGTATATTCTCAATGAAGTAAATCCTATCCTTTATATTGATCTTCTCATCAATTTCATCTGGTGTCTCTATTTTATTTATAGCACACGCATGAAAGAGAACTTGAAATATGTAACTTCTTTGTGTATTGTTCATGTTCTTAGGAAAATGATGTGGTTTCATATCCATTTTTTGATGTCTTCTTTTCATGTGTCGCAAATGTACTTTGATCTTATCAAGCTCGACAATTCGATCACCTTCATCTTCTAATTGTATCAGTTTTAGATTATTAAGATCGAATCGGTTTAGAGATTGTGAACCACACTCAGGGCAAGTAAATTTAAATTCAATTACTTCTCCCTTTGTCTTCTTCCTTATTTCCATTAGGAGGAACATTCTATCGTAGATATACAGATCATCAATGTTGAAGTTATCAGACAAAACACTTGATGAGATTAACTCATCAAGTGCCTTTTCTTGTATAATATAGTTTGTCTCATTCTCATAAGTGAGAAGTTTTTTGATCTGTGCTGTGATAACAGGCTTGAACTTTATTACTTCTTTGCTTCCGGGTAACGTACATTCAAATTCATATACATTTACATAATCCAAAAATTTTGGTTTTGGTCTTTCTTCTGACATATTATTCTCCTTTTTCTACAAGTTATTTATATATTAACCACCAGTTTCAGTGAAACTTGTTTCATGATAACTGTAACTAAACATAACATCAAATGTAGCAATTTCAGTTGTCTGGTAGTCCATAGTGATTTGAGTTACTTCTTTCGGCCATGCATCATGAAGCGTAAACTCAAGAATTACTTGACCCTCATATCCCAACATCTGCAATCTCTGATCTTCCATAAACACATCGTGAGTGCTATAAAAGTTAGTAACAGGATCATGGCATAGGTTAATCCACTTCTCAAAGGTTTGTCTAATCTTAGCATCCTTATCCACATTAAATGTTATATTAACATCGGTGAATGTATGTTTACCGGGAAATTTCCAATCGAACCCTTGCCATGCCAGAATTACTTCTTCAAGTGTAGATGATGGCATAGTGGCAGTCTTCACCAAGTAAATGGCATCTTCCTGACTAACATCTGGTTGTAAACCCGCAGGCCATTGTGGTTGGTAGTAAAATAAACTTGTCTTTGCTCCATCTCCGAATCTTGACTTAAATGCTTCAATATTAAACGCTCTTACATCAGGCATCTTATTTCTCCTTATTCTTTATTTACATTACTCTATATGATAGCTTTGCACCATCGAAAGAACCAATTACTTCACCATTAACAACTACATCTATATTGGCATCTTTTATTTCTTCTCTTGTATAGTCTTTAAGTGCTTGATCTAATGTTTTAACCATTCTCATCTTCATACCTTTTGGACTAATCCTAAACTGAAGATTTACTTTCTCATTTAGAGTATTTTCTTCTATTTTTTTCTTTTTTTTCTTCTTATCTTTTGAATGATCTTTCCCACACATCTCATCCATATACTGTAAAAATCTACTCATCATTTTCTCCTGTTGTAAGGGGGGTCAAGCCCCCCATTAATATTAAGGTGTAGATGCTGCGACTAATTCAGTAAATGATGCTCCTGTTTTAGTAGCAATCAAGTTCAGCACGATAAATTCTGCTGCTCTTGTAGGTTTGATGTAAATATCACACCATAGTTCATTTCGATCAATTCTCTCTGGTGAATTGTTTCTTCCATCACAGACAATCAGGTAATCGAAAATACCCCTTCTTGCTACAATGTCTCGTAGGAAAGGATCGATCATATTTATAATAGCCAATCTTGTGAAAGTATCATTTGGTTCAAACAGGAAGTACTTTAATGCAGTACTCACCGCTTTACCAACGATGATGAACAATCTTCTCACATTCACTCTATTGAATGCAGATGATTTATCAAGCATGTTTTTCTGACCCCAAACGACCTTACCTTGACCCGGAAAACTGACTAATGGGTTTAGACCATTCTTATATAGAATATCTCTTTCACCCTTCACTGGATTCCAACCAAGTTTTCTCACGTTATTGATCTGACCTCTATTTAATCCTGCTGGAGCAAACCATGCATCTGCTACATCATCAGTATTTGCATAGATACCGGCAACGTGACCTGAACATGGAATCCATCTGTACTTCGCATTCCATTTATCATATACATCAAGCCAGTTTGCATAAGAAGCAACATAGCTTGAGTTTACATTCCAAACATCACCAGAACCTGTTCCTAATCTATAGTCTCTACAGTCAGTAGCTTCACTTCCTTTGTTATTAACAACCATTGACTTAGGAACATCCATAACCCCTATTGCATCTGCTCTTGCTATACATATACTATTGATATATGATTTTACAGTAGTAGATTTATTAGCATCGATAAAGATATTAACATCGATACTTTCTGGATCAGCATATAAGTCTAATGCTGCCATTATATCAGCATCTGTTACGGAATCACCTTGACTTCTCACACCACCGGCAAGATTGATATAATCAGTTGTTCCCAATGTTGAGAAATCTTTATTTGCAAATGATGCTGCTGTTGCGACTCTAATATAGTTAGAGTTACTATTAATCCAGTTCTCTACAAATATGTTTCCACCTGAATCATCAATTTCCAATGGATCGGAACTTACAAGATGAACTTCTACTACCTCATAGGGAATAGGATTCTTATTTATATTCTCTTGTTTTGCTCTCTTAACCAGAATGAGAAATTGTTTATTGTTATCAAAAGAAGCATCTACTTCTTGATCGATATCGTCATATAGTGTAGCTGAGATACCAAGGCTTGCTGCTGCTGTTCCTCTTACTACACCATTATATGTATCTCTACCTACAACGGCTATCTGAACATAGTTGCCCCATTCCCCTCTACTCTTAGCTATAAAAGCCATATCTGAACCATTCTCTGGTCTACCTACATCAAATGTGGTATCCTCATTTCCAAATTCATCAGGGTCTTTAGAATCTAAATCTCCTAATTGATATGCATTTGCTGAAGTATATACTGATAAGCTCACTGTTCCTCCTGTAACTGCTGTTGATAATGTTCCATATGCCCCTGAGAAGGTAGCACTTGGAGCTAGTACTCTTGTACAATACAAATTATTTCCGAATTGCAGAAATCCTGCTCCTGCAAGGATATCTTCATATGATTGACCACGTTCTCCCATTGTCGCTGTTGCTGCACCTAATGCTTCTTCTGGTCTACCAAACGTATCGACTAATTCATCGATATCGTTGACCAACTGTACTTTTAATTCAGGGCCTTTCCATGTATCCCTAAGAATCAAAACACCTATAGAAGTAGCAACGGCTGGAATTGTAGTAGTAAGATCAATTTCGTTGACATCCACTAAAGGACTTAAATACATTGCCATAATTTTCTCCTCCATTCAGGTATAAAAACCTGAGCTTTTTTATCATTCATATATATTTATATTTTTTTACTTTTTTGTTCAGTTTATGATGGTAAACATCCAACACAGTCTTCATATATTTCTATACTGTTTAAATAAAAGTCATTATTCTGACTTGTAATTTCTATGCTTCCTATATTATTACAGTTACTATCATAGCTTATAGGAGTCAATATAACTGAAAGTGGTGTATCAAAACCTAAAACCGAAAATGGCCCATGTTGGTAGATTATATCATTTTGTGTATCTCTAATAATAACATCATCAAAATTAAAATCAGTCCATCCACTAGGTATCTCTACTTCTATTCTAATAGTCGGTGGGTTTTTTGTAACTACAATTCCACCTAAACCCGGATCAATAACCAGTATATGATCTGGATCACCACCAACTGATTCAAATCTTGATTCTATTCCATTCCAAGAACCGAATGTATCTACTTCCCAATCAGTGTTGTTAGTTGTATCAATATATCCCTCAACACAGGATGATGAACTTGAACTATTTGAAATTGATATTGAAGTAGAACTTGAACTTGTTGAGCTGGAGCTACTTGATGCTGGTACTAACTCATCTATAATTCCATATACCCCTGCGAATGTTGCAGATGGTGGAAGTACTCTTGTGCAATATAGGTTCTGAGCGAATTGTAAAAATCCAGTACCAGCTAACAAATCCTCATATGACTGACCATGAACAGGTGATATTGTACTTGCTTCTTCTGGTCTACCAAATGCTTCTATTAGCTCATCTATAGAGTTGACCATCTTTACCTTTAGCTCATCACCCTTCCATGTATTTCTCAATATAATAACTCCAATGGCAGTCGCTACCGCTGGAATTGTTGTGCTTAAATCTATTTCGTTAACGTCCACTAAAGGACTAATATATTGTGTCATTTACTTCTCCTTTTTTAACTACTTGAACTTGAAGATGAACAGCTTTGTAATCCTTCACTATAATCTTCTATTACTGGTGCTTGAAATCCTTGAGGAATATTATATGTCATTTGTGATTCTTTGAATTGACAAGTATATAAACAACCGGAATTTCTGATATTTAATGAAGCTACTATATCTCCAAATGTCACATTATTTTGAGAAGGGTTAGTTCCAGCAGATGGATTACCTGAGAATAACCAAGTGCCATTTAAACCAGCCCACCATTTACCGTTTTGATTATCGACAGCATATTGTAAGACATCACCACTATTATATACTCCTGCACCTGAACCATTAACTGTATATGAACCACTATCATTTCTAATTCCATATATGTCATTTGTACTATTGTTTATGTTTCCTGACATCAATCCAATTCTAGAATTTACTGAACTACCATTACATAATACTTCCCAATAATATTTTCCGGGTGGATTACACCATTTTCCATATTGTATGTATGATGAAGCAAGAGCAATCGCTTCTATTGTTCTACTATTATTAGTTACTTGATATCGTTCTTCATTATTAGTTACTGTCCATCCATCTACTGAGCTAATACCTTCCATTGGCATTATTTCAGTTACAATTAGTTCTCCTAATTCTCCATTAGCACCGGAAACAATGAGTGGTTTAAGATTCGCAAATTTAAAATATTTATCAGTAGGAAGTGAACCAGCATCTAAATTGGTATATGGTATTCTAAATTTTACAGTTTCTTGTTTAGACCTTACAATAGTCAGAAGATCATATCCATCGGGCCATGGATAAGAAGTAGCACCATAATTAAAAGAAAGAGAAGACCAATTAAAACCATCATCGGAAGACCATGATGTTACTCTATATGGTTCATGTGGATTGATAAAATCATATGGTGGTGTAGCAGAACCAGAAACATGACATACTATATCAAACCCAAATATGTTTTCTGAGCTACCTTCAAATTCAAATCCAAAGTGTTGATTTATTGTATTCAATGATCTATCAGCAGCACTTGGTATAGCTACATCACAAATATTATCATCCACTAATAATGGAGCATTATTAAGTGTTCCAGTATGAGAATTAGATATTGATCCCACTTCCCAATATAGTCCAGCAATAACATCAGGGCTTGAAGATTCTGATGATGAAGATAACGATAGCGACGATGATGATGAGGATGAAGAAGACGATTCGCTGGAACTGGATCGCAAAGATTGAGAAGAAGACGATACAGAACTTGATGATGAACTGAACTCAATAGGCCAATCTGTATTTCTCACATAAAAATAATCATAGTTAAATGTTACAGAACTCTCTAATAGCATATCACCTTCACGTTGACTAAAAGAAACTTCTTGTAGCATAGTAGGCCAAATACTCACAAAGATTACTTCCAATGTGGAATTGCCATAGTTATCTGTGACAACCATAGCGCAGTCAACTGAGTATGGGTTATGATATTCAGATATTTTATCGTTATTATCGTTTATGAAATTCATCCAATCGAATAACAGCTTCCAGTTGAGTAGTCTTCCATCAACGACAAAGTTAACCATCCAAGGATCAAATTCCATCGGTATCATACCATGCTTTGTCTTGTTGCCTTGCCACCTTAGTTCTTCTGTAGCTAAAGTAACTGATGGAAGCATAGCAGTATGTATGTTCATTATGAAAGGATTATTCACACCTATATTTGTCTGACTAGGTATCAAAGGAAATACCAGTTGATAGTTCGTAGGTGTACCCTGATCGAAATTATTCAAATTTGATGTACTACATACTATACTCATAATTTACTCCAATGCACTAAACCCTGAAGGTATCGTTCCTTCACATTCACTTTCTCTTGTCTTAATCGTTACTGTATCAGCAGCATAGAAATTATTGTCATATGTAAACGCATATGGAAAAGCACTTACACCGATAAACTCTGTTTCTGTATATGCTGGATCAAGAGTATTTGGGTCTGCCCCTGCTGATGGAACACCATCATTATACCATACTCCATTTATACCAAACCATATATCACCAGTAGCACAATCAAGAGCAGTCATAAGGTAGTCTTTATCATTAGCTGGTACTGCATCACCCCATGTATCAAATGTTCCATCGTGATAGATTCTGTTAAGTCCGTTTATAAGCCATCCAACACCAACATTACCAGATTGATTACCCGGAAATCCCGATAGTGTAGAATTAGCATCAATCCAACCAATAGACTTCCATCCAGCAGTTTTTTCTAGTTTCAGTTCATAATACCATTTACCTGAAATCTTACCACTTCTCGTTCTTGTAGTAGTATTTGTTCCACCATCAGGATATAAAAATCTAATTGCTGTTTTGTAATTATTAGTAAGGCCATTGGCAAATCCTGTGGGATATCCAGCACCATTATCT